GAGGTGGCGGTGTTCCGACTTGTTCAAGAAGCACTTACGAACGTGTTGAAGCATGCTCAGGCCTCCTTTGTGTCGATTGACATCACCTACCAGTCACAGATGGTGAAGATAACGATTCAAGATAATGGAAGGGGCTTCCAGATCGAAGCGATTCATGCGAAAATTTCAAGTGGATCTCACTTTGGTATCATCGGGATGCAGGAGCGCGTTGAGCTATTAGAAGGCAGATTCGAGCTTGAATCCATTGTGGATGGTGGTACCAAGATAGATATGCTCATTCCAATTAAGATGGAGAACGGGAAGGAGAAGGAACCACAATGAGTATTGAGACAGCTCCGACAAAAGTAAGAATCATCTCAGCGGATGACCACCAATTAACTCGCGAGGGACTAAAACGAATCATCAACATGGAGGATGATATGGAAGTAATCGCCGAGTGTGGCGATGGTATTCAGATTCTCGAGCTGTGTAACATTCATCATCCGGACGTGGTGCTCATGGACATTAATATGCCCATCGAGAATGGCGTCGTGGCGACGGAGAAGATGCGCAATCTTTTTCCCAATATTAAAGTAATTATTCTATCTATTCATGATGATGAGAGCTACGTGTTCGAAACCCTGCGTAAGGGAGCTTCAGGTTATTTGTTGAAGGACCTAGAGGCTGAGGTATTGATCCAAGCGATTCGTGCGGTTGTAGCTGGTTATGCATACATACACCCTAAGGTGACAGGCAAGCTGATCAATCAACTCCGACGGATGACATACTTAGAAGAGACGGGTGTAATGCCCAATGGCGCGATTGTAAAAGAAGCAGACGTGAAGTACGTTCACAAGGATGGCAGTCCGTTGACTCGGCGCGAGGCTGAGGTGCTTCGTCTTATGGCCGAAGGTAAGAGTAATAAGTCGATTGGTGAGTTTCTGTTCATCAGTGAGAAAACGGTTAAGAACCACGTCAGCAGCATCCTGCAGAAGATGGAAGTAGACGACCGTACACAAGCCGTCATCAATGCGATCAAGTATGGTTGGGTAACCCTATAAAACCTATAAGACTGCGGTCTATACAGCGAACTGTGCTAGAATAGAACACCATGCCCGGAACCTCGAACTCGCCTGCAACATATATTGTTGTAAAGGGGGGAAGTGGGTATGGTTTATGGACTATTCATGCTTGGAACTTACTTCTGTAGTGCAATTCTTATCCATCTGATCTATCATCGAATGAACGCTAACAACATCGATTTCGAATCGAAGCATTATGTGCTATACACGCTCAACAATCAATTGCATATCGAATGGATTATCCGCTCCTTGGTTGTGTGCTATTGGCTTCAAGGGAAATCCATCTCTATCACCATCATCGATGAAGGCTCCTCCGACGATACACTAGCTATCATTGGGCTGCTTTCTAGACATCATCTACTAGACGTTCGACATATGGACGACGATGCCCCACAACCCCAAACACCTAGACACAATGAAACTCCTTCGATACACATTCGACTCAGTCAACCCGAGGATTTGCTAAAGCTGCCACAGGTTCATTCATTATGGTAATCGTTCACATCTATGATGGAAGAGGGTGAATAATGAGAGCAGTCATCTATACAATTTATCAACAAACGCAGTGGACATGGCGGGTGTCTTTGGACGTGACGCTGAATACAGATCAACGATTCTGGTCTCCGGCGGCAGGAGGTCTGCTTGGAACCCCCATGTACCGCGTTACTCATGAGCTACCCTATGGACAGGCGCTTGCATTAGCTGCTGAGATGAATAGTAAAGCGATAAGTGAAGGCGAGATTTCCTCGTTTGTTGAGCATTTATCGCTTAGTGTAGTTCCGTGGATGGACAAGCACTGGATCGACAAGCACTGGATCGACAAGCAATCAACAGGATCAGGTCGCTTTATGGCAGAGGATAGCACAGCGTATTCAGCTACAGCTACAGCTACAGCTACAGCTACAGCTACAACTACAACTAAAGCTATCGCACCACTCCATTCTCTAATCAACGATACCCTATTCTGGGACAGGCTACGCACCACGATGCGGGGGCGTTCTTTATTATGGGAGGAGCTTGTTAGTTTACTTGAATACTTGGAAGTACCTGAAGCATCATCGCAGTGGAAGGGGGTCACGCAGTGGGCCTACTTGCGCGGCGATATCAGCTTGGAGCAGAGCCTAACAGTCTCGGTCAGTAGAAGCGCTTGGAGCTGGGGTAAGCAGGTTAAAGCGAGCTGTAAGCGCTGCGGTCACGGCGGTGAGCAAATTCGCTGGTCGATATGCACCTCCTGTGGGGAGAGCTGTGCCTATTGTGAGTCTTGCCTCACCTTAGGAAGAACACGAGCGTGCGCACCATTGATTACGGGGATGAGTGTGATGAACGAGACGACCAGGTTGGCTAATACTGAAGATAAGTTAGTTGGAGGTCGTGGTGAATTCGATGATACCGCACCCTTCATCCCCATCGGAGATTGGCAGCTCAGTCCAGCACAGCTTGCTGCATCTGAGGAAGGGATTCGCTTTCTGCTACGCAGAGATAGAGAGCGCTCATACCAGCCCTTCTTAATATGGGCGGTGACAATAGCCAATGATGAGAACGGAAATATAATAAATTAAAAAAGCCATTCAATCGAAATGGATTCACCGTTAATCACAATACATTCTATGAGTTTTTGAATCGTAGCTTGCTTTTCATTGAATTCGGCTTTAGATAATCCGATGACGTATTGCTCTAATTTTGATTGCGTTAGTGTTGTATTGATTTGATTATCCTGTTTCTTCTTAGTTTCAAGTAAGCTCCTTTTTTCTCCGTCCAGTTTTAATACTTGTTTATCTAATATACCTTTGTCTATTTTATTCTCAGCATATAATGATAATACGCGCTCCACTTTATCGTCTACTTTTTTAAGCAACTGGTTATAGTTGATTTGTTTCTCGGGTTTATCTGCCGCTGTTTTTTCTAAGGATAGGTTCTTTAATTCGTTTATAATTAAATTTTCGAGATTTATATGAGTCCATGTTTTATTATGACACTTCTGATCATATTCAGAAGGGAAACGTCTTGCTCTACATATGTAATATCGATATACCTCCATCGTCTTTTTGTTTTTCGAGTGATAAGCCGTATAAGGTTCACCGCAACATCCACAAACAACCAATCCCGAAAATAGACTCTGCTTTGCTTTGTGTGCATTGTGTCCTGGATGTCTCCCTATAAGTAATTGCACTCGTTCAAACTGTTCTTCTGAGATAATTACTTCATGCTGCCCTTTATACCATTCGCCAGCGAAACTAACATATCCGCAATACAATTTATTAGAAAGGATATCTCTGTACCTTCTAAACCTCCAAACAGGGTATTCCAGTTCCTTTAAACGTTTTTGCATCTTTGTTATCGAATGATATTGCTCATATAGATTGTATGCCATTCGGATATGCTCTGCTTCATCTTCGTTAATGATTAAATGACCCTCAGTTCGAGTGTAACCAGCCGGATCGTAATCTCCACCCATTCCTCTCAAACCTTCTTCTGCGCGCTTAACATGGCCCATACGCATACGCTCAGCTATCGTTTCGCGTTCAAGCTGAGCGAATACAGACAGAATGCCGATCATCGCTTTGCCGAATGGTGTCGATGTGTCCAGGGTTTCGGATAAGGATACAAAAGCTACATCGTTAGTTAAGAAGTGATCCTCAATTAATGCTAACGTATCACGTTGTGAGCGCGACAAACGATCAAGCCTATACACCACAACAGCATCAATATGTTCCAGTTCGCTTAGCATTTGTTGTAAAGCTGGGCGATTCGTGTTGGATCCGGTATATCCACCGTCTATGTATGTATCGTATATACTCCATCCTTTGGCCTTACAATACGCTTCTAATCGCTCTCGTTGAGACTCGATACTGTAATTATCAATTTGTTCAGCCGTGGAAACCCGCAAATAAAGGGCTGCCTTCATAATTATTCCCCTCCATTAAACATTTCTAATACACCCAGCGAATCAAAACGAATGGAGTAATTATCCACGGTCGCATACAATCCATATTTTTCTTGATAGCGGTTTAGAGCCGATTCAAGAAAATCTTCTGTAATCCCCAAATACTCGGCAAGTTCATTTCGATTCCCCACTCCGCTTTTATGTGCTGAAATTATGCCTTCAAGCGGAACTAATTTTTCATATGCCCACCACATCGCTCGTTGTTCTTGCTTTCGATTGCTTAGTTTCTTCTGATCCAATATGTTGCCTGCGGAGGTATGGTGATGACCTAATTCCTCGGCAAGGGTGCAAGACTTCTCTGCGTTGGTCTGTATCCGACTATTTAGCCATACCGTTTTATTGCAATACAATCCTTTTACTGTTGAAGGCATATCCTTTTCGCTCACTTTTACGGATTCTGTTTCTGCTTGTGTTAGCAGATTCTCATATACCAATATCATCACTCCCGCTATTTATCTGGATGTCTTTGTGACTTTACAAACTCCTTGAATTGTCTAATCGTTTCTAACTCTTCCTCTGTCCACTCTTCACCGTCATGATGAGCTGCGATTGTATCGATGTTGTCGTTGCTATCATAAACTAACTCATCCAAAGTGACACCGAAGAATTTTGCGAGTTTTCGCATTGTTGATAATTTAGTATTTTCCGCCCCATTCTCAAACATTGCTACAACGGTCGTATATGGAATTCCTGCTCCTTTTGCTACTTCGGCACGATTTAATTCCTTTTCTTTCATTAGTTCTAATAATCGATTAGTAAGCGTCATTTTTATACCCTCCAACGTAACTTTAATTACATCATAATACATAAAACTATCGTTGTAAATGCAAAAAATATGTCGCAACGTATTTTTTAGGTAATATACGTTGACAAACTACGATACAACGTATATTATTTGACTTATAAACTACGTCACAGCGTAGAAGGGAGAAAACGAGATGTTTCATAATCTTAGAGCTGAAATGGCTCGGCATGGCTTAACAGTTGTTTCTATGGCATCTAAATTAAATCTGAATGATCGGACGCTCGGAAATAAAATTGCAGGAAAGTCAGAATTCACGTGGAGTGAAGTTAGACGAATTCGAGCTTATTTTTTCCCGTCCTGCTCAGTAGAATACCTATTCGAACAAGACGAAACATGCGCTACAAGTGCATAAAGGAGTTGGAATCCCGATGAGCAAACTTGAATTCACTATCACAGCAATGAAAATTGGAGAGTTCAGCGTTCCACTACCTCATGGATTATCGGAATTGCTCAATAGAGCCAATGCATGGACAATTCGCACCGAAGAATCTACATGCATTGGATATCACCGAGAAGTAATCAAAAGAAATGGGAAGATCGTAACCGTGCTAACTAAGATCAATTAAGGAGGGAGATTGATATGTGGGAAACTGTTTACACTCATAAGGGATTTGATGTTCAAGTATTAAGTCCAGCTATGCCTAGTGAATTTGGTTATAGGATCAATGATATTTCTTTTTCTGGGGAGTCTTATAATCTGATCTCTGATGCAGTTCAAGCAATTGATGCTTTTTATAAAAGAACTTTTTCTTAATAATTAGCCCATAAAGGAGGACTTGTATGAAAGAAGTGAAGGCGACGAAGATAAATAGCTTAGAAGAGTTGCGGGAATTGTGCCGGGATGATTGGAGCAATAACGCTTGTCTCGGTTATGCAATCACTGCCATGGAATACATGGGGCTTAATGAAAATGAAGTTAAGCGGATGGTAGGGCATATGAAATATGCATTTGATATGAAGACGATCGATGAAGCTGACAAAAAATATTGTGAATCGCCGTATTAATGAGATTTCAAAAGAGAGAATTTGATTCACCTCTCTTTTTTTCCCCTCATTGCGAAATTTGTTGTCAAACGTTACTGGATCATATCGAAAGGTGTCGAAAGCTGATGATAGAAGAACAAGCCATCGCGATCTGTATAGCATCTATCAGCTCTCTTGCATTAATCATCCTATTCTATGGATGGAGTAAATTAGGTGATGAAGGACTAGATCCAAAGCAACCTTATATTCACAGGGCAAGTGAACAACAATTGTTATTGATGGCACCTACTAATAAAGATGGAGGTGATATCGAATGATCCAGTTTAAGACAGTGATTGTCGGACAAGTCATTCGGATAGCGGGAAAGATGATGTACGTGCGTGATGGAGATGCGATTGACGTGTACAACACGGATTATTATCGGGTGGTTGAGGGATGACTAGCTTGTTCGTCCCAGATGAAATTAAGGACTTAATCAAGCAAGGCGCAATCTTCTATATATCTCATTCAGGTGGTAAGGACTCGCAGGCTATGTACTCTGAGGTGTGCAAGGTTGTACCTCATGATCAGATTGTAGTTGTTCACGCTGATCTAGGTCGCGTTGAGTGGTCAGGGGTACAGGATCATATCCGTAATACTGTGCACCATGTGCTTAATGTGGTACGAGCTGGCAAGGATCTACTTGGGATGGTTAAGGCTCGGGGAATGTGGCCGAGTGCAGCATATAGACAATGTACATCTGATCTAAAGCGTGGGCCACTATTCAAATTTATCAGAGCCGACTTGAAGCGCAGAGGGGCAACGATCGCAGTCAACTGCATGGGCTTACGTGCTCAAGAGTCGAACGCTAGATCGAAGAAGAATCCATTCTCTTTCAATAAGATGCAGAGCTGTGGTACTCGAACCGTTTATGACTGGCTTCCAATATTCAATCATTCCACCGAAGAAGTGTTTCAGATCATAGCTGATGCTGGACAGAAGCCTTTCTGGGCTTATGAGAAGAATGAGCGATTATCATGTGTGTTCTGCATCATGGGTAGCTTGAACGATCTAAGGCATGGAGCTGAGCGGAATCCAGAGCTATACCGCGAGTATGTGGAGCTGGAGAAAGAGATCGGACATACGATCTTCACTAAGGGCAAGACACCTATTTATCTGGAAGATTATACAGGCATCAAACTTGAAGGGGGGTGACACAAGACAATGACAGCCGAAGTCAAGCGGCATCTGGACAAGCTCCGCTCCTATCTGAATTCAGATTCAATCGGTGCGGACGGACGAATTTGGATTTTGAACGAGATCTGGGATATCCAGATCGCCATAACAAAAAGTCACCCTGCCAGGTGACTAGTTCGATCATTTTCCGAAATTTAATTAACGTAATCATATCATATCTAACACTGTTTTTGAAGAGGTAACCATGATCAAGATAGGTTCTTGCGTCCAGTTCAAAAATTTCATGTTATACCAGGGCGAAATCATGCCGGATCTGCCAGAGGAAGAGTGGACAGGTGAAGTGATTAGCAGCTGGGGTACTTCGAGAAATTTTTTCAAGGTCAAGCGACATTTCGACAATCGAATTATCCCTGTAATGGAAAGAGACATTATTCTTTCAGATCGATTGTGGGTAGGCAAGCCTACTGCGAAAGTACCTCGCATTAAAAAATTTAATGTTGCGAGTGAGCTTGATCCATCAATTCAAACTTTATTCGAATAGAGAGGGATGATTGTTATTAAACAAGGCACTAGACCAACCAAGAAACAAAAGATCGAGATCGAGAGAAATCGCCTTAATCCTGCGAATTGGCTAGTCGAACGCGACGTTCCATTAAAGCTTGTCATTGTGAATCGTCAGTCTCGTAAACTTCGTGAACTTAATAGAGGTGGATAAACAAATGACTGTAATCAACAAACACCATCAGAAACGTAAGGAAGGTCTTATAAAAGCCATTCAGAAAGCTTCGACTAAAGCGGATCAAGCTTGGATGTATCTTACAGCTAATAATGATGTTCCTCCAGAGCAACTCGCCGATATGACGTTGGCACAAGTTCACCTGGAAATTGCTTTGGGACATTTGGGTGTAACGAATACAAATGAATAGGGGTGAACACTGAATGAAAACCACACTTGGAGATTTGAACACACATTTATTCGCACAGTTGGAACGTTTAAACGATGAGGAAATTACTGGCGATAAGCTGATTGAGGAGATCAATAGAGCGAAGTCAATCACAAGCGTTGCGCACCAGATCATAGCCGCAGGGTCTTTGGTATTAAAAGCTAAGCAGCTAGCTGATGACCACATGAACGCTGATACTGTAGTGCCTAAAATGCTGGAGGGATAGCCTGTGAAATACACTTCTGAAATCCATCAATTTATAGCGGAGAATGTGAAGGGTATCTCTACAGGGGATCTAGTAAAAATGGTGAATGAAAGATTTGGAATTGATTTTACAGATTCGAAAATGAAAGCCTACAAAGCAAACCATAAGTTAAAAAGTGGAATGCCTGTTGGATTGCCTACTGGAAGCCCAACGTCATTGTTTCCAGAAGAAATAAAGGAATTTATCGAACAAAATCATGTGGGTGTCGGTTCGAAGAACATGACGAACCTAGTAAACAAGACATTCGAAACGAATTACACGTATGCGCAAATTAAATCATATTACAAGAACCACAGTATAAACAGCGGCTTAAACGGTCAATTCCAGAAAGGTCAGACACCTTTCAATAAAGGATTGAAGGGTGTCGGTGGGTGGGAACCTACCCAATTCAAGAAAGGGCATCGACCCAAAAATCACCTGCCCGTCGGTTCCGAGAGGATCAACACCATGGGTTATATCGACATAAAGATTGCCGAGCCTAATAAGTGGAGGTGCAAGCATCAACTGATTTGGATCGCCGCAAATGGAGAAATACCGAAAGGTCAAGTGCTCATTTTCGGAGATGGTGATCGTCGTAATCTCGATCTTGATAACTTAATCCTAATATCGAGAAGACAACTGTCCACGATGAATAGTAAAGGCCTGATTCAAAACAATGCTGACCTTACAAGAACAGGTGTTATTGTAGCGAATATCTATCAGAAGTTAAGTGATCGAAAGAAGAGTAAGTAAGGTGGGGTTGCTCGAGTGAAAAATCGCTACGAATCTCAAGGTGAAATCACCGTCATCTATCTAGATCGACGTAATGGAAGTGCAATTCCTGCGATGGTATCCAGTAGAAGGGTTTCTGAGCTTAGTGAATTTCCTTACAAATGGGTAGCTGCTTGGAGAGAAACTACACAATCCTAATATGTGATGTCACGCATGAGAGATAACCGAGGGAAATGGAAAACCGTATACCTGCATCGATTTTTGAACAATCCCAGGAAGAATGAGGATGTAGATCATCGGGATCGGGATACGTTGAACAACTTGGACGATAACCTACGAAACATGCGTCGCAAGGCAAATAATAAAAACAGGCGACCAAATGGCAGCGTGTCCCGCGAAGAATGGGATTATAATGAGAAACTGCAAAACGAAGAATTAGCTAGAGGATAAGAGGTGCTCGACATGGATGAAATCACCAGACGTAAGACATTCCAACGGATCAAGACCATGCCTAATGATAAGTTTTGGGATTGGATGAATGGTATTCATAGTCAGGCTTACTTTCTTGGCCAGAAACATATGCGTGAGGCTATGGAGTGTATACCAGGGATCAGTAAGAAACAGATCGATGCAGCCATGAAGAAGTCGGATGAGATCCGCGAGGATTGGGATGGGATCAAGACTGTAACTATCGATGAGACTGAAGCTGGAAAGCTATTTAATACTAGAAAGGAAAGCTAGATAAGTGACTTAATTTGTGCAGTAGAGAGGAAGGTGAAGATATGCAAGTTTGCGAGGTTTTGGAACCGATCTATACTGTGCATCTTGATGGAGATAATTCAGGATTAATTAAAAAGGTAGTTGATCTTTATTTTCGTGAAGGTGACTTGATCGCTGATGTTACCTATGGCAAAGGCGTGTTTTGGAAACAAGTAGACTTGGAAAAATTTAACGTCATAGGTACAGATATTAAGACTGGTGTTGATTTCAGAAACTTAGCATACCAGGATAAATCTTTTAACCATAGCGTGATAGATCCGCCTTATGCAAGGATAACCAACCTTCAGGGGATGGTTGATTGCTACAACACAACAAGATACACAACGCACGAAGATATATTACAGCTATACAGAGATGGTTTATCAGAATTAAAGCGCATTACGAAACCAGGAGGATTCATCCTTTGCAAATGTCAGGATGAAATCCATGGATGCCGACAAAAATGGACTCATATCGAAATACACGATTTTGCTATTCAGGAATTAGGCTTATATTCAAAAGATTTATTTATTCAGGTTAATAATAAAAATCCGAAGCCTCTCTACAAGCAACAACATGCAAGAAAAAACCACAGTTACTTATGGGTTTTTGAAGTTATTTAGTGTCGCAGTACGAAGGAAGGAAGGAGGGTCGATCAGATGCTAATAGCATATGAAATGAACATTGGGTTTGCAGGATCGGGAATTGAACGTGAATTTGAAATTGACGAAGAAGAATTGGAAGGTTTGAGGGGACAAGAGTTAACCAATAAGATCGTCGATTTGGCGTATATTGATGCGAGACAGTACATCGATATTGCCGTCTTGCGACGTTCTTGATGTGTCGCAGTACGAAAAATTTATGAATGAACAACGATAGAGAAATATGCGAAAGGATTGAACCTATGATTATATATCTATCGGGTCCTATGACAGGATATCCGGATTTGAACTTTCCGGCTTTTGCTATTGCCGCTGAGAGATTAAGAGAACTAGGTTATTACGTTATAAGCCCTCATGAGATTGTTCAAACCGAACTCACTTGGGAGTCTTGTATGAGATCTGATATTAAACAACTTATGGACGCAGATACAGTGGCGGTATTGCCAGGTTGGAAATTATCTAAAGGTGCTTGTATTGAGGTTGGATTAGCTGAAAATTTAGGTATGAAGATTATAAGTGCCATTGATTTGAAATGTATAAAGACTGAATTGGAGGCTTTATAATGCCAAATAAATATGGACGTTACAACGGAATGGAGATTGCTGCCTTGGATCTCCCTGTCTATATTCCTCGTTCTGATCGATGGACGAAAACTCCTTATAAGATGGCCGTACTATTGTCAAAATCGAGATGCGCTAAATTCGGAGTACCTATTCTTGGGAACGGTCTGGAGAAGCCTTCCGCATTCTTATATGCAGCAAATGCGGGAAGCGGTACGAGCGACCTTGGTCATCGGTATGTACCGCTCTATGATCGTACCCATGTATTCGTCAATGAGATTGGCTTAGATCAGCTGAGAGAACGAGAGATTATGAGAGGCAGTTGATATTATATGGTGCGACCACAAAAAGAGGGTTTGGACTATTTTCCAATAGACATCGACATTCATGAGGATGATAAATTAACAGTTCCGATTGGCAAATATGGTATGCAAGGATTTGGAATTATCATTCGAATTATGGCACAAATTTATAAAAATAGTTACTTCTATCCGTGGACAGAAAAGGAACAATACGCGCTATCTTCAAAGGTTAATGTAGACATTAACTTGATTAATGAGATCGTTAATGAGTGCGCAAAGTGGGGTTTCTTTCATGAAAATTTACTTTCTAATCATAAAATTTTGACATCGAGAGGTTTTCAGAAGAGATATATTGAAGCTGCTAACCGAAGAAAATCGATAACGATGATAGATCAGTATGTGCTTATCGACCTCGCGAAGAAAAGTGAAGAAATTACCATTTTTGAAGTAGATGTTAACGGTAATGAAGTTAATGTATACATTAAACCTATTAAATGTAACGTAATGAATACAGTAAGTACACAAAGTAAAGTAAAGGAAAGTAAAGTAAAGAATAAAGATCTAAAGACTCTATCTCGGCAACCAAAAACGTATGCCGAGGACAGCGCTCCATACATGATGGCAATCTACCTTCACGGTCGGATTATGAAATTCGCTGAGAGCATCAGTAAAGGTCATCTCGTCCGTGATGCGAAGATGCAGAAATGGGCAGATAGTTGTCGGAAGATGCTGGAGATAGATAAACGTGATCGAGCAGAGGCAAGAGCCGTTATTGATTGGGCTACATCAGATCCTTTCTGGCAACAAAATATATTAAGCCCGGACAAGCTCCGAGAGAAATATGAAGAATTAACAATCAAAATGAGTGCAACGAAGAAAAGCGCTTCGACAAGCAGCAACGATCGACATTACGAAAAAAATAGAGAAGCAGCTAAAAAAATCATGGAGGCTGAGGCACGTGAAAGAATCCGAGATCAGGCAAATCTTCTTGAAAATCAGCAACCGGTATAACGGCTTTGTATACGATGATTTCAAAGTAGATGATTGGCAAGAGTTATTGTCGGAAGTATCTTTTGAACGAGCAATGGAGAACCTTCGCACGTATAGCCTTAATCCAGATAACGTATTTCCTCCGCATCCTGGTATATTGGCTGTTATGCCAGCACAGAGAAGAGTTGGTCGCGACGTTCCGAATGCCTTGGAAACCAGATTAATGCTAGATGAGCATGAACAACTGCGGATCAAGATTCAGAACGATGTAATACCTGAATCCTTCAGAGAGGCGATGAGGAAACTTGAATCAAGATCATCCTATTCCTGAAGAAGAGGAACGGCCATTACCTAGAAACCTAAGTGCGGAACAAGCAATACTAGGATCGATCTTGCTTGATCAACAACCATCCATGGATGCGGTACAAACTTCTAAACTTAAACCAGCTGCATTCGCACATGAAGGACATCGTAAGATATTCCAAGTCATGATGGATATCGATAAGGATGGAGATCCAATAGACATGATCTCACTTTCAACGAAGCTTCAAGAAAAGGGATGGCTTGGACAAGCTGGAGGCATAGCATACATCACGGAATTTACATCGTCGATACCGTCAGCTGCTAATATCGAAATGTATATCCGATTGGTGACAGAGAAGCATACACAACGGCAGCTCATCGAACATGCTAAAAATTTGATGGAGCAGGCATGGTCTAATACAGATCCGGAACAAACCATATCATCTAGTCGCGATAAATTAGACAAATTGTCAGATCACAACATAACGAAGGGTTTTCGAACTGCTGGAGACATATCAGTAGATTACTTTGAAGAGTTGGAACATCGATATATGTCTCGTGATGGAACAGGGGTTACAGGAATCACTTCCGGTTATCCTGATCTGGATAAGATGACAGCAGGGTTTCAAAATAGTGATTTGATAATCATAGCTTCTAGGCCTTCTGTAGGTAAGACGGCGCTTGGATTAAATATAGCAAGGAATGCAGCTGCTGAAGTAGGAGCTCCTATTGCATTATTCTCTCTGGAAATGAGTGAAAAGCAGTTAGTCGGAAGAATGATTAGTGCTGAAGGAAATATAGACGCAAGTCGGTTGCGATCAGCTCATCTTGTGGAAGATGATTGGGAAAAGATCACTATGGCAATGGGTAGTTTATCGGATTATCCGATTTACATAGACGATACGCCAGGGATCACTGTCAATGAGATCCGCGCTAAGGCCCGCAAGTTAAAAGCTGATAAAGGTCTTGGAATGATCATTATAGATTATCTTCAGTTAATCGAGACCATTCGATCAGGGTCTAATCGACAAGAAGAGGTTTCAGAGATTTCAAGAACATTGAAGAAGATTGCTAAGGAGCTAGATGTTCCTGTCATCGCGCTTGCTCAGTTAAGTCGAGGTGTTGAGCAACGCCAGGACAAACGACCTATGATGTCAGACCTTCGGGAATCAGGCGCTATAGAACAAGATGCTGATATTATCGCATTTCTCTACAGAGAAGATTATTACGATAAGGAAACTGAAAAGAAGAATATCATCGAGATTATTATATCCAAGCAACGTAATGGGCCAGTTGGAACGGTGGAGCTGGTATTCCTGAAAAACTTCAATAAATTTGTATCGATCGATCATTCGCAATATGAACAACCAAGACAAGAACCGAGAAAAGAACCAAATAAACAAACAATGTATAAAAAGCCGGATATGTATGGCGGATGAGAATAAATTAAGGAGGCACTTATTAATGGCGGATTATCAGATAAGAGCGAGAATTCCTCAGGAATTAGCAGAAGAAGTTAAGGGGATCGTTGAGAGAGTGAATAATGAGATACCATTTGCAGATGCCACTATTTCTTCTGTAACCAGACAAGCGTTGCAGGAATTCGTAAATAGAAATACTCATAGACGGAAACCTAATGTAAATTGAAATAGGAGTGGGTGAACAGCATGACTGAATCAACTGAACAAGCTGTTATTGATCAATTAACAGGATATAAACGTTTGTGCGGAAGAATCAAGATGCTTCATATTCAACCAATTGGTATGGGAATGAGCATTGAACATGATGGTAGTGAGGATCTGCTCACTGCATTACATAAGGAGCTCAAGGGAAAACCTTCTCATATGTATTTAACAAAGAAACAACAAAATTTAGAGTTAACCGCATATGCGTATCTTGAAAAATACCCAATCGGAACAAAAGCGCAGCTCAATGAGGTAAAAAGACATACTGGTTCGGATGCAGAGGACAAAGCGAATTTGAAAGAGTTAGCCAGGCAGATTCAAAAGGTAATTGATACTCGATCTGGTGAAGGGAAAGGTCATGCAATTGTACTGCGAAGGCTAGTCGATCTTCAGGAGGCAATAGATGAGAAGTATTTAATAGATTGTGCATTGAATGCATTGTCGGATTATAAACCTCAATATTCTGAATTATTAACATTTAGATATATTGACGGTTTAACAGTGGATGAAGTATCGAAAAGATTAGGAATTGTACGTAAGACATTCGATCGCTGGAGGGAGAAATCTATAGAAGAATATGCCGAAATTAACAGCATGTCGCAAAGTTGTCCCTAAAATGTCCCTATGAATACCTTTTCAGCCCAGAAATTCCGTGCTATTATGATATTGTTGAAGAAGTTGTCGAAGAGCAGAATACAGAGATTTACACAAGTCGCCTAATAGCGACTTTTTTGTTGTCTAAAAGCATGTAAGCGGGGTGGTGAGATGAAGGTACAACCGATTCGTGATCAGCGCGTTATTGATGGATTGAAGTTTTACTTCAAGAATCGAAGTATGCGAGATTACTTATTCTTCTGCATTGGGATCTATAGTGGCCTTAGAGTTTCAGACTTATGTCGATTACGAGTAGGGATGGTTCGAGGGACTCATGTAGTGATGACAGAAACGAAGAATAAGAACAAGAAGAAGTTTATCATTCATCCGAACATCCGTCAGGATTTAGATCGTTTCATTGCTGGACATAAGGATACGGATTACCTATTCGCCAGCAGACAGAAGAAGAAGATTAGCCGGCTAAAGAATCAACCGATTGATCGAACAACAGCCTATCGTTTTCTGAATGAAGCTGCTAAGGAATTTAAGTTAAGTGAAATTGGCTGTCATACGCTTAGGAAGACTTGGGGATATCAACTATACATGGCTGATCCTCAGAACCTAGCGTTACTAATGGAGATGTTCAATCATAGTGATTCAGCGGTAACGCTCAGCTATATTGGCTATTCACAAGATATGATGGACCGCGCAATAGCCGCTCTTCACTGATCTGAGTGCATCAATTTTAAGCATTTGTCACAGTCGTTAACATAATACGAAAAGCGTTTATAGAAGAAAGGCAAAATAGAGTGATTGTTTTGAGTGAAACACTTTTACCAGAATGATGCACTCGAAACCCAATTATTAGTAGATTACGGCTATAAAATTAGTCGTCGAAGATAATGGTCATTAGTAACAATTTACAAATATTAGGAAAGAATGTTCTACTCAAACTCAATTGCGTTCGGAGGTGCTTGAACATGTGGTGATCAAATCATATATGTAACCCAAATCCAACTATGCTAGGCGGTGTGGTGAAATGACATGAGCAGACCAAAAAGCAACAATCGAGATAAAGCATTTAAGCTGTGGGTAAAGAGTGGAAGAACTAGGGAATCGGCATCTATCGCAAGAGAACTTGGTATATCTCCAGGGCAAGTACGCAAATGGAAACACCTTGACGCATGGGATGCTAGACCTAATCAAGGTCGTGGTGCTCCAATAGGTAATACGAATGCCAAGGGTAATAAAGGTGGAGGCGCTCCAGTCGGTAATAGTAATGGTTATAAGAATGGCAACTATGCATCGATGTGGATGAGCCGACTTGAGACAGAGCAACGTATTCGAATGATGAAAACAGAGACTGTACCTATCAAGATGGTGCAAAATGAGATCTTCTTATTAGAAGTTCGGGAAGATATGCTCATGAAGTCGATCTATGACATTCATGATGGATGGGATGCTACGAGTAAGGAAGAACGATTTGAAGCTTTTCAAGAAGAAGTAGGAGAGATGCTTAAGTTTGAAGATGGTGTGGGCAAGATGGTTCCTGTTACAGCTGAGAGAATACAACTTGCAGAGCGGAAGATTAAAGAACCTCAGAAGCTTGAGCGGTTGCTTAGTATCCAGAATACATTGAATAATGTACAGGGTCGTAAGCTACGATTCATCCAGCTACTTGATCAGTTCAGTAGAAATGAGCTTACAGACGAAGAACTTCGCTTAAGGATCTCGCGTATGCAGCTTGAAGTGAAGAAGCTAAAGGAGGATGCTTGGTAATGGCTAAGTATGCAATCCTTAAATCCTTCTATGCAAGCATTGAATGGCAGACCTTACGAATGGTTCTTATAGGCCAGAGAGGATTGCATTGTGAATACTGCACTGGGATTGTTGCTAGGTCGAGTGAATTAACCCTTCACCACATTATTGAGCTCACTCCTGAGAATGTTAATGATGCAATGATATCTCTTAATCCTGATAACATTATGATCGTTCATCACGAATGCCATAATAAGATTCATAATAGATTCGGCTATCAAGCCAGTAATGGAGTTAACATTATCTACGGTCCTCCAATGTCTGGTAAGAACACATATGTTAAGCATCATCTTTCAAGAGGCGATTTAGTGGTTGATATGGACAGGCTTTACTCAGCTGTAACCATGCTGCCTTATTATGATAAACCTGATGGAGTCTTTAGTAATGTAATAGGCATACACAATCTGTTGATCGATAACATTAAGACCAGGTTAGGCAAATGGAATAGTGCTTGGGTTATCGGTGGTTATGCAGATAAATATAAGCGAGAGAGATTAGCCAATGACTTAGGGGCTGATCTTATTTTTTGTAATGTTAGTCAAGATGAATGTCTTAGGCGGTTAGATGCTGATGAAGACAGGCGGTACCGTAAGGATGAATGGAAGAAGTACATTGCTAAATGGTTCGAGCAATACCATGAATGATATTACCAAACGATTGGGAATATGGGGAGGGTGAGTAGTGATGTCAACAGTATTGAGCGTTGATATAAGACTTACGGAAACTGAGGTCTTTAATAGGCTAATAGATATACTGCAGTATGCGCGAGAACATAGCGATCAACATGTAAAGGATGAGATCGATAAAAGGATTAAAGCTTTAAGGATTGATCAAGCTACTGAATGCAGTGATGATGTCGTTCGTTGGGATGATGCTATTAAGAATGCTCGCTTCATGCTTGAAGAATACAAGAAGATACCAGCTGGAGCATTCGGTGCAATGCATATCGCTTCAACAATTGTCAGATATGATTCAGGTGATCGCTCGAATGAGCTGCTGGAAGAATTGGAATCAATAGAGTAGCCCCCCGGTCTTATCCCATTATTAATAGTCTCAGGGACCGTAGGGGGAAGGCTCTTTTCACACAAACCAGAAATTTTGAAAATCTGAGAGGTGGTGAATTTTCTGGACAAAAATGAGGTGTTCCACAAAGAGTTGTCGAAGTTGCAAAACATCTTTCAAAAAGTCGAGCCTGATAAAGCTGATATGGTCCAGGGCTTGATTGAGGATGCTGCATTCCTCAAATCTGAAAACTACGAGTTGCGGAAGAAGTTGGCCATAACAGGCATGATTAAATTTCATCCAACGAATCCTGAACTCCAAAAGCCTGTAGAAGCATCCAAACAATACTTGAAGAATGTGAATGCTTATGCGGTTGTCATTAAAACTCTCAATGGAGTTCTAATGAAGAGCATAATTGAGGATGATGATGAGTTTGAAAAATTCATACGAGAAAATTCCGGAAGTTCCGACTAGCTATCTATTGCAATATAAGCAAGCGATAGATCGTGGTGAGATCGTTATCGGGCAGGAGCTTCACCA